GGCCAACAGCATCAATCCACGCTTTAGACACGGCGCGAGATCCCAATTGCTTGAGTGAAAGACAATCTTTCGCCAACGATTTAGGAAAATTCCGCACCATGACAACACCATTCGGTGTCCAGATTGGATGAGTTTGACAAAACTCAATCTGGCTCATGTGGTAAACAGGGGCTTCAACCTTCATGTTGAAACCCATTTCCAAAAACCAAGCATCCAAACCAGTACAAAACTGGTTGAGGTAATGGCTCTCAAAAATTACCACACAGTCATCGCCATTGTTAATTAACGATAGCGGCACGCCGACGTGTTTACTATAAGCATGGACCAATGCACACATCAAAAGGCAATTACCAAGAGCAGTATTAACATCACCACTCATACGGCATCCATCTACTACGTATTTAAGGGTCCCATCTCGGCAATAGCCACGAACAACATTTCTAAGTTGCCAGGTCAAATACCGTTTTAATTCGGGGCTCTTAAACACACCGTTGTAAACTGAGTGTTCCCACTTAAGTGCCTGAACACCAACATGCTGATCAAAACGAGATGCGTCAAGACCAACAGCAACGGGAGAGGAGTACTTGTCCCACTTGTCACTAATGATTTTACTAGTTGGGCAGAATTAAACCCTTTTGCAACTGTCGGTTCACCATATATATCGGCAATAGCTCGGTATACATGGTGTTCCAACGGCCGCAAAAAACGCCCTACCTCAACATTATATCTGGGTTCACGAGGACTAATAATTCTCGGATCAGGATCAGGCTTGTCGTCTGAGTTGATAAACTCAGCCTTAACAAAAGCCTTAATGTGGGCGTCCCGTTGAGTAATGCCACTGGTAAGCAAACTTTCAACAGCCTTGGTGTAAACGGCTAACTTACGACCCTTGTAATACTGGAGAAACCCAGCATAGTCTACAGGGGTGGTCCGAGGTAGACGCTTAAACATCAAGTTGCGAAAATAACGCAAACGCTCCACATATATCCCAGCGCTAGGCACAGGCTTGGGCTTCCCCTTAACATAGAAAACCCTAGTCAGCACACCACGCTCCAGATTATTAAGTGATGAATTGTGCACAAGATACCGGTTTGGAGGGGACATAGACCCTATTTGGTAATACTTGCGCACATGGACTTGAGCACCTAAGCGGGGCTTGACCGTCAAAGCGGGATGAGACAAGGTACTCTTAGTAGCCTCAACCCCGGTCAATTCGCCTAGGCACCCCTAGCTGGATGAGAATCCAAGCATACGGCCGATCTTGCCGTAATAGGATTCCCATTCAACATCAACC